ACGACCATCGATGGTCATCCCAGCATCCTTGAGCCTCTGATCCAAAACATCATGTTGTTTTGAGAAGTCTGCACCACCAGTGATGTAGTTTCTAATGAGATCGTGAGCTCCCTTCATCGCAAAGAGAGTTCCAGCAATCGCAAGAGCACCAGCGGCTACTGGAGCGACACCAGCAACTCCCAATAATGCCTTACCTGCACCAAGCAGACCCTTACCCAATCCACCCAAGACTCCTAAAAGACCCTTTACGAGAGGAAGAAAAAGATTTACAAATCCAAGAAGTTTCATTCCAAGATCAAAAGCAACTAAGGCAGCAAACCCAGCCAAAATTACTGGAACAGAATCCTGTAAAAATGTTGTAAATGATTCAATCTTTTCTTGATTCTCAGGATCATTGACCCAATTCAACAATCCTAAGACTGCTCCACCAGCAAGAATGTTTCCAAAGTACCTCTTGATTTGATCCATGAAAGGAATCTTTGGCTTGAAGCCTTGCAAGAAACCCTTAGATTCTTTTGCAACTTTCTTCTCACCTGCTTCTTCTTTTTCTTTCCTCTTTGCATCGCGCCTTGCCTGATTATCTCTTTTTGCTTTTGTCCTTTCGTCCCCTAAGATAGTAACAACAACTTTCTCAACGTCAAAGATGTTCTTTGTTATCTTTGTAAGAGATGATGAGACATACTTGTCCATCTTCATCTCTTTTTTGTCTTCTTCTTTTTCTTCTTTTTCTTTCAGAGCATCTGGTGATCTCAGTGCAAGAGAAGAAGAAGATCCACCAATCAGTCCAGCTACCTTTGGTGGTTTTGTATTGAATACTTTTTGGAAGGAAACCTTCTTTACCTTAGGTCTAATCTGTCCTTCCTTTCCCTTTATTCTCCTGTATTCTTGTGTAATCTTCTCTGTTGTTTCGTGATCAATTGTTGTATTGACATCTCTTCCCCTGAGAGCAGCTTCTTTTAGGAGAGTTCTGTACTCCCCATATGTGAGGTCAAAGTTGTCTTGAATGCCAATTACTTCTGCGACATTCTCATCAACATCCACAATATCAGTTGATGTTGCCTTACTTTTTACTGAGTTTATACCTTTCTTCTTGGCAGCAGAAGTCGATTCAGAGTTACCTGAGATGGACATTTTGTTTGACTTCTTTGGATCTGCCATTTACTCCATTTGCCGTTTCTTCTCTTCTTCAAGATGTTGCTGGAGGAGTGTAACGTAAATGTCCCGTTCCCAGGGAATCATGTTTTCAATCTCCGTCAGTGAGTATTTATGGTACTGCATGAGGGCGAAATTCAGTTTGAAATAAGCCTCAAGAGACATGTGTACCATCCCTACGCGAAAAAAGAGTTTAAACCCTCCAACACGATAGGACTCTTAACTTTAGTTTTTGGATTAATAACTTCGATTGTGTGAATGAGTTTTGGCATCGTCTCAAAGAACTTCTCAATGTCTTTGAACTGCTTCGAATTCATCTGCTCAAGAAACTCTTTGACCTCTTTTGCCGAGACATCAGCAGTATCCCAAACCTCATCTTCGTTGTAGATCTTATCCACACAAGAACCGATCAACTCAAAAGATTGCTCAATGTCTACATTTCCAACATCAAAGTTGTTCTTGATGAATTGTTCAAGAGAGGGGTACTTCATGTCCATCCTCAGATTGTCATCAAGAATGATTGTTTTGTTGTGACCCTCCTGTTCCTGAACACGAATCTCTTCAATATCAAGTTCAACATCAACTTCTGTGATTCTATCATCAGGACAAATCAACTTCAACTCAACAACCTCACCAACAGACTTGGCACGAATGTTGAGAAACAAGAACTCAATGTCGAATGTTGGAAGAACTTCAACCTTGACACCTCTGGTCAAAATACATGATTTCAGCACGTTCTTGATTGCTGTTGTAATCTGTTTCGTATCCTCACTCTCCATTGCGAGAACCAAGAGTTTCTCTTCTTTTACAAGAAAGGGGCGATATTTGATTTTCTTCTTTGTTGAGGGCAGTTCCAATTCATAAGTTGGAGTTGCAATTTTTGGTAAAGGCATTGTAAAGTAATAACAATCTCAGTGTGAATATTTAGGTGGGGTTTATGCGTCTACTCTTTCTCTCACATAACGAATGAAGGTCATGTAAACACTGTATTGTAACATGTTATTTTTGTCCCCGTAACCAACTTGCATTGGTTGTGTTGAAATAGGATATGCACCAACCATGGTGTATCTCAATTCTCTTGGTCTTTCACCTTTTAGTGATTTCGCATCAACATTCTTCTCAAACTTGGTAATGTGAATGTTTGTTCTATAATCGTTCGCATAAGAAGTCCGATAAGAAGCGTAAGGACTTAGGAATGATGAGGTGTCTTCTTGTCCAGCAATAAAGTCCATCCAACCATCAAACATCTCAACAGCATCATATTGATTATTCACCATAAATGTGAAAGACAGATTGGTATCATATTCTCTACGATAAACCATTCTCTCCGTTACACCAGAATAATCATTCCTTTGTTCATGTGTTGAGAAACTGGAACCAGGAAGTTGAGCCACATTACAAGATAACTCAACATTATAACCATCATCACTGGTGTAATTAAACCCTTTATCTCTCAAGTAAGCGGCGACAAGCGGGGGTGGTTGTAGTTTGACAATATAATTGGTTGTTGTTGCGACATTTGCAACGCGAGTTCTGAGATCGGATGTCCTGATACTCGATGCCTTTGGATTTGAACCGCCTGCGGTAGCCATCTAAATATTGGTTGATTAGTATGCTTTATTTAGTGGGTATGGGGAGACCTATTAAAAGTCGGTTCAAACCGAGTAACCCAAAGAAATATCAAGGTGATCCGAACAACATTATTTGTAGAAGTTCCTGGGAAAGAAAGTTCTGCAACTGGTGTGATAAGAACGATAACATCCTCAGATGGGCATCAGAAGAGTTCAGCATTCCTTATCTCTCTCCTGTCGATCACAGAGTTCATCGTTACTTTCCAGATTATCTGATTGAAGTGAAAGAGAAGGGTGGAAAGGTCAAGAAATATGTTGTTGAAGTTAAACCAAAGAAACAAACAATGCCTCCAAAGAAGAGGAGTCGTGTAACTCAAAGTTATATCAATGAAGTGAAGACATATGAAGTCAATCGAGCTAAGTGGAAGGCTGCTGAGGATTTCTGTTTAGATAATGGAGTTGAATTCAAAATAATCACAGAGGACAACTTGTTCAATGGCTAATCCAGAACCAATCAGAACAAGAGATCTTCTTGATCAAACATCTCTCATTCAGGACCCTGATGACAAGATGTTACTGATCATGGATGCTCTCAAAGATACGGATGTTGTTCCAGAAGTGGGAAAGTATTACACATTTATCTACAAAGCAAAGACACCAAGAATTCTTTATGATGAGTTTCCACTGATTGCTTGTATCGGTGTCTTCGAGTGGGGATTCAGGGGCATCAACTACCACTGGGGAGAAGTTCGTAATTATGATTGGGTTGAGACCCAGAGCCAACTTCATATTGTTCGTGAAAGTGAGTTGAGTGACCTCAGATCTATAGCTTATCAAAAATTCACTCTAAATAACTAAAACCCACAACTTCACCAAATGGCGTCGTATAAATCATCTAGAATTTGGGGCTCCCTGAAGGTGGATGAGATCACCGATACAAGTACAGGCAAGATGCAACTGTATTCATCACAGGGGAAACTTCTTGCTGAGTCTACAGATTCAAACTGGACTATCACCGACAGTGAATTGTTCACTCAACTCTATAACAGTAGTCTATCGGGGACTGAGCAATTAACCGTAGATCAGTTCACTGAGAAGTTTTATTTGGAAGGTGTGCCTCTTTTCAATGAAGACAGAGCACTTATCCTCAATGACACAACAAAGTATGAGAGTCCCCTTCAGGCAGAGACACTTCAAACTTATTATTCCACTGAAAAAATGATTCCTTATGTGGTCAATCCCACAACAGGGCAGGTAGTGAATAATGATGGGACAGTTACAGACTTTAACCCATACGCAGCGCAACCTCAATTTCTATCCGATGGTGCAGTCAACTCTTTTCTCCCCGATAGCGCGTTTCCACTGACAGCATCAGCAAACTTTGGTGTTGATCCAACAGGTGAAACCAGTATTCCACTCACAAATGACTCTGATGGAATCACACCAGATCAGACCAAAGCCGCGGCTCAA